TCGTCGGGAAGTTCTGAGCGGTTGACCACGTCCAAGCGCTGGAGATGGTCGGAGTACCGGCAACCGTCCCGCTGAGCGTGGGTGAGGAAAGAGTTTTGTTCGAGAGCGTGTCTGTTGAGGAGATGGTTGGGACAGAGACACCGCCGATTGTAAGAGACGTGTTTATGATAATCGCGCCAGTAGAGCGGGTGATTTGAACCGGCGTGGCAATGGCGGCTCCGGCGTCGCTGTAACACACAATCGCAAAATCAGAGCCGGCATTGCTTCCAGATTCGGCGGTAGAATTTGCGCGAATCGACCAACGTATTGTTCCGCCTGTCTGAAAAGCTAGCTGCCTTAATTGTCCGGCAGCATTACTAAGATTTAGTCTAGCTTCGAAAGCGGCAGAGCCGCCGACAGTGAACACCGAGCTGGCTCCGGTGTTTACAACCGACTGGTTTCCGCTCCATGTGTTTGTTCCGTCCAGAAGCGGGATTGTTGTTCCGCTCGTTCCGGTGTTGATTGTCGCGGACGTTCCGAGGCCGAGGTTAGTCCGAGATGTTGCTGCACTGGCGACATCGCTCAGATTGTTTGAGACTTGAAGTGCAGTTCCTGATGCGCCGACGCCCAACGTTGCACGGGCCGTGGCCGCATCGACATCATCAAGAAGAGTGCGGATAAAGGACGACAGAGTCGTAACCGCCGCAGTTGAAGCACCCGTGAAATACGGAAGCGCGTCGGCCGCAGGCGTGACAGTCGCGATAGCAGCGAGGCCCGCATTGTAAGCTTGCACATCTGTCCCGATGACAAGACCGAGGTTCGTCCTCGCCCCAGAAGCCGTTGAAGCCCCGGTTCCGCCGTTCGCAACGGCAAGGTCGGTTCCTGACCAGTTGGCGTCATTGACGGTCGAAAGAACGGCGAGCGAACCGAGTCCTAGGTTTGTCCTAGCCGTAGAAGCACTCGCGAGGTCGCTGAGGTTGTTTGCCCGATAGGCATAAGTTGTGTCGGCTCCGGTTGCCGTCACACCAAGATTTGTTCTGGCTATGCTTGCGCTGGCAAGATCGCTCAGGTTATTCGAGCGCCACGCATACGCCGTGTCCGCGCCTGAAGCCGAAACGCCCAAGTTCGAGCGAGCCGTTGCAACGTTGTTTAGGTCGCTGAGGTTGGAGGCGACTTGGAGAGACGTGCCCGCAGCGCTCACCCCCAGAGTAGTCCGCATCGTAACCGCGTCAGCATCGTCGAGAAGAGTTCTCGCAAAGGCTGAGAGAGTCGTCGTGGACGCGGTTGAGGCCCCCGTGAAATACGGAAGCGCGTCGGCCGCAGGCGTGACAGTCGCGATAGCTGTGAGGCCGGTGTTGAAAGCCTGAACGTTTGTCCCAACAACCAGCGAAAGCTGCGTCCGCATAGCAGAGTAGTCGACCGCCCCGAGAAGCGACTGCACGTTTGCTGAAGGGGTAATTCCAGAATAGGTCGCGAGGTTGGCGCTGTACGCTTGTACGTTCGTACCGATAACGAGACCGAGGTTGGTTCGGGCGGTTGCAGCGTCGCTGGCCCCGGTCCCGCCGTTCGCAACAGCCAGAGCGGTGCCTGACCAGTTGGAATTGTTGATTGTGTTGAGCGTCGAAAGCGTGCCCAAGCCAAGGGCGGTGCGGGCCGCAGACGCAGTCGTCGATCCGGTGCCGCCGTTCGCAACAGCCAGAGCGGTGCCTGACCAGTTGGCGTTATTGATAGTTGATAGCGTAGCCAGAGAGCCAAGGCCAATCGTCGTGCGGACGGTTGCAGCATCGGCGTCGTCAAGAATGGTTCTGGCAAATGAGGTAAGGGTTGTGACAGAAGCCGCTGCCGCTCCGGTGAAGTAGGGGAGCGCATCTGCGGCCGGCGTAACTCCGTTGATCGCAGTAATCGCATTTGTTTCAGCAACGCCGACAAGATTGGCGTTCGTGCCGTCGCAGTAGACAATAGACGTCTTGCCAGTAAGGATGGTCGGGCCGGTGCCGCCAGATGTCTTCACGGTCACAGACTGCGTCGTGCTGTTTTTGATCACATAAACTTTAGAAACAGCCGGAACAATACATTCGCGGGTGGCCGTGTTCGTTCCCGTCAGTTCGATGACGGCGTTGCGGGCTTGGTCGGAAGAGCCGTTTGCTGTCGTTAATGTTACGTTAGCGTCAGCCATGGCAATGGAGAGGTAGCCAGCAACGGCCTTCTCCATAAGATCGTAAGACGTGTTGACAGTCGCGCCCCAAGTACCGGACTGTTCGCCGGTGCCGGGTTTTTCAATACGGAGGCTGGTTGTATATGTTGACGCCATTTCGTACCCCGAAAATCAGGGCCGAGTATACCACTATGAGAACTTCAATACGGGGTAGTCGCTCCCGGCTGCCGGCATCGTCACAGTGAACGTTGCGCCCTGCGTTGACCTGTCAGAGCCAAAGTTGATGACGGCGATGGCTTTGTTGGACTTGGAGGAGTTGTAAATCAACGCTCCTCGGGCCGTGATCGTGGCGGTCGGCCAGCTTGGGCTTGTAAACACAGCCTCGACGCCCTGCCCGCTTTGCGTAAACGTAACTTCCGTTACGGCACCGCCTGCGGAATAACCCGTGCCGCTTACTTCTCCCGTCGCGGTATAGGCCGTTGTGTCCGAGGATAGGGATGCTGAGTCGCTATATAGCGCGACCTTGATAACATCGTCTTCAAGGTCATGAATTGCCTGAAACAATTCCAGCTTGAACGATTTGCAAACTCCTTGCCGAATGGCCATTGGTTATTCCTCATCATCCTGCGCTGGCGGGCGGCTGTATTCTTTTCTGTGAGTGTCTGTACGAGCCTTGCCTTCTTGCTCAACTTTCGTCAGCCCCATAGCTTCACGGAATTTTTTCTCGTAAAAGTTTGCCATGTCCATCTTCATGGAATAGATAGCAGCATACATGATCGAGCCCGACACAAGGGCGGTTCTCATGTTCGTGCTGATCCATGTGGTCCCGGAGCCAGCGCCGGCCGCGAGGGATGCCGGCCTTCTTGAGTATTCGAGCGTGTAAGAATATGTCTGGTCAGAAATCGGCCTGTACCTGAGTCGGTGAAGAGATGCGTTTTCGCTGTCGTTTGAAAAGTAAATTGGCAGCCCCTGAACGGCAGGGTTTTCTGGGTATGCCGACACGAGAAACGAATCGTTTCTCATCTTGAGTTGCGTCTTCACCCCGCCTGACGTAACCTCAAACTTCAACGGGGCAATATAATCGGTCGGAACGTTTATGTTCCCGCTTCCGACAGAAAGGGTTCCCGTCGCTTCCGCGATCATTATCGGAATCTGGCAATTCTTGATGATGGTGTCTTCCGCCTGCTTGATGAAATCATCAATGTGCGAAATGAAAGTCGCCTCGTCATCCGGCTGAAGCGTGCTGGTTATGAGGCTTACAAGCTCGTCATAAGTGATTGACATGGCTTACAAATCCTGCACATCTGGGCGGATGTATTCCTTCCGGCGTCTTTGCTGGTTGAATTTTGCCTGCTCCATTTGAGTGATGCCTGCGGCATCGTTGAAGTGCTTTTCGTAAACCTCGGCAAGCGCGTAATCCTCAATGTACATGGCTGCGTACATGAGCGCGCCATACGTCAAAGCCGTCCGCATGTTCGTGCTGATCCATGTGGTCCCGGAGCCAGCGCCGGCCGTGAGGGATGCCGGACGGCAGGAATACCGCAGGATGTAAGAATAATTGACGTCGGGGATGGGCCTGATCATCAGGCGGTTGGTCGAGCCACTTGCCGGTGCCTCAGCGTAATAAAGCGGAAACCCTGTAGAAGAGTCGTTCGGGTAGGCAGCCGTAAGGAAAGAGCTATCCTTCTGGCGAAGCTGAACCCTCTGTACCGGCCCGCTTGTAATCTCAAGCCTCAGCGTCGCAATGTAATCTGTCGGAAGATCGACCGTTCCAATCCCGGCGGTCATTGTCAGCTGGCCTGTGCGCTTGAGCATGGTCGGAAGTTGACATTTCTTGATAATGTCATCCTCGGCTTGCTTGATAAAGTCGTTGATATGAGACGCAAAAGTCGTGTCGTCGTTGGATTGAATCGTGTCCTGAATAAGCGTCACAAGCTGATCGTATGTCATCGTCATGATCTACCTCCAAACGTATCTGGTTGTGATCGTCATGACCGGCACGTTCCCTACTGGAGCCCATGCCCACATTGAAGAAAAGTTTTCGTCAAACACAGGGTCTTCCAGAGATGTATCTTCTTCGAC